GTGAGCGTGCGCGCGTTAGGGCACTAGATTCGTCGCGTCAAAACCCTTGTGATTACAACATTATACGCGTCCAGGTGGGTTCTCCCCTTCTCTTTTGTGTAAAAGAACTGCAAATTTGGAATATGAATTCCCCAATCCCCCGGAGCGTTTCATGGCGCTCGCGATAAAACTTGTTCCGGTCACAGACCTCAAACCGGCCGCCTATAACCCCCGTGCAATTTCGCCCGAATCCCTGGAAGGCTTGAAGAGTTCGCTCACCCGGTTCGGCATGGTCGACCCCGTGATCGTAAACATGACCACCGGAAATATGGTCGGCGGACACCAGCGACTTACGGCCGCGATCGCACTCGGATGGAAAGAGGTTCCGTGCGTCCACGTCGCGCTCTCGCTCATCGAGGAGAAGGCGCTCAACGTCACACTGAATAATCAGCGCATCTCCGGTCACTTCACCGACGGGCTTCAAACCCTTCTCGAAGAGATCCGTCTCGAGTTCGAGGATAATGACTTCACCGACCTGAAGCTCGACGAGCTCGTAATCGGCGACGCCTTCAGCGAAGGCGGATCGCACGTCGCGAACACCGAAGAAAATCTCGACGGGCTCAAGCACACGTTCAAAGTAAAATGTCCGCCGGAAATTAAGGACGAAGTTCTGGTCATTCTCAAGCGCGCGTTCATCGAAACTTCGCTTGAAGGCGTGGAGGTCGTCTAGTGCTCAGCTTTCTTTGCGCATACCCTTACGTCGATAAAGGAGTCATCGAACTGATTCGCGCGAATGAAAAACGCGTGCGCTTCGTTCTCGACTCTGGGGCGTTCACCGCATGGAAATCCGGTAAGGAAATAAAACTCGATAACTACTGTAAGTTTATTGAAACCTTACCCTTCAAGCCCTGGCGTTATTTCGCTCTCGATGTGGTCGGTGACCCCCACGGCACCCTCAAGAACTACGAAGCGATGCGAGCGCGCGGCTTCACCCCGGTCCCGATTTTCACGCGCGGAGAAGACCCATCTGTCCTTGAGGATTATTACAAAACGAGCGACGTGGTCGGAATCGGCGGGCTCGTCGGCACGCAAGGGAATAAGGGCTTCGTCAAGGGGATCATGAAACGCGTGAACGGTCGGAAGGTTCACTGGCTCGGCTTCACCAATTTCGATTTCGTAAAAGTTTATAAGCCTTATATGTGCGACTCGTCTTCATGGGAGGGTGGCGCCCGCTTCGGTGTCGCGCAACTTTACCTCGGGCGCGGTCACCGGGATAAGGTCTCGCGCGATGATTTTCGCAAGGGCATCAACGATCAATGCCCAAAGGTCCAGGCAATAAAACGCCTGGGGATGGACCCGCGCGAGGCCATAGACCCGAAAAAATGGGTGGGCGGGATGAGCTTTCAGCGGCGCCTTAGCGCTGCGAGTGGAGTCGCCCAGTCGCTCGACGTCGAGAAGCATCTCGGCACTCACCAGTTCTTGGCATTCACCACCGCATACGCCGGGAGAATGCTTGTCGATGCATTCAATCAAATTAGGAGAGAGGCATGAAAGTCGTCGTCGTTTTGTCGGGTGGAATGGATTCAAGCGCCGCGCTCGGATGGGCGAAGGGCGTCGGTGGTCACGCAATCATCGGCGCGCTGTCGTTCTGGTACGGCTCGAAACACAACGACCGAGAATGGGAATCGGCACAGGAAATCGCCGACCATTACGACGTTCGGATCCAACGCGCGCGGCTTGACTTCGTGGCCGACACCTTCAAGAGTGACCTCCTGAAAACCGGAGGAGAAATTCCCGAGGGTCATTACGCAGATCCATCGATGCAGCGAACCGTCGTCCCATTTCGGAACGGTATTATGTTGGCGATCGCCGCCGGATACGCCGAGAGTCTTGGCGCGGAAGCGATCGTTCTTGGGAATCACTTCGGTGATCACGCTGTCTATCCAGACTGCCGGAAAGATTTTATCGACCCGATGGCTGCGGCGATCGAAGCCGGAACTTACGCAAAGATCAAACTCCTTTCGCCGTTCCTGAAGGCGACGAAAACCGACATCGCGAAGCACGGATTGTTGTGGGGAGTTCCGTTCGGGCTCACTTGGTCCTGCTACAAGGGCGGTCGATTGCACTGCGGAAAATGCGGAACATGCGTTGAACGAATTGAAGCGTTCAAAGAAGCGGGAATTAAAGACCCGACGGAGTATCTTGAAGCATGATTGTTATTATTCCTTGCGGCGCAAGAAAGTTAAAAAATAAAACCTTCGCAAAAGACCTATATATAGGCCCATATTTTAAAATGAATTTAAAATGGGCAAAAAGCGTTACTCACGACGATTGTATTTTTATTTTATCTGCAAAACACGGTCTCCTAAACCTTTACTCAAAAATCGAACCATATGATTTATTTATGGGATCACCCGGCTCTGTAAGTTCTGAAACAATTAATAAGCAGGCAATTGATTTAAAAATTTTAGACCAGAATATTTTTGCTTTGGGTGGATCTAATTATATCTCTGCGTTAAAAAAAGCGGGAATAAAAGTTTGTGCGCCCGTAAGGGGACCAATGGGAGTTCAGATGGGAATTTTAAAAAAGAACATCGGCAAAAAACCAAAATGGGTTGAGGTAATTTAATGTTCTCTTCGACGAAATCTTTTTGGAATTACCCGTGCTCGCATCGCCAATGGAAACACCCAGGTCAGTGCGCCTATATCCACGGGTATTCGCGGAGCTTCCATTTCACCTTTGGCGCTCACACTTTGACCGACACGCATTTCGTTGTCGACTTCGGAAGCCTCAAAGCGTTCAAGGCGAAGCTCGATGATTGGTTTGATCACACTCTTTTGATTAACGAAAACGACCCAATGCTGCCGGAATTCCGTGAATTAGAGGTCAAAGGAGCGGCAAAATTAACGGTTTTACCTAACGTGGGAATGGAAGGAACCGCTCATTTTCTCTGGCTTCAGATGAACGAATTCCTCTTCACGGCGACCGGAGGAAGGGCTTTTTGCACGAAGGTTGAAGTCCGCGAGAACGATAAAAACAGCGGTATTTTTGAGGAGCTTCCAGAGTGAAAATGTATCGAATCAAGTCGGCTTTCGGGCCGACAATCCAGGGTGAGGGATCGGCCACCGGTACCGTCGTGAAGTTCCTGCGCTTCGCCGGGTGCAACCGGTGGACCGGACTCGAGAAGGATCGCGCGAAATCTGTCTGCTGGTATTGCGACACGGACTTCAGAGACGGCGTTCAGATGACGCCGATCGAAATTCTCGCATGGCTCGACCGGCTTGGTCCGGCGAAGGTCGTGGTTATCTCCGGCGGTGAGGCCACGCTTCAGATCGATGAGCCATTACTCCTCTCGCTCACGGCTCACGGCTACCGGCTTCACCTGGAAACGAACGGTTCTAGGGCGCTCGGTGATCTCGCCGGCTTCTTCGAGCATATTACTTGTTCGCCAAAGCAGAGTTTCGAAGAAACGAAACTTGAATACGCGACAGACCTGAAGCTTCTGTTCCCTCCCGTTCAAGAGTCCGTCACGATCGAGGGCTTCAAGAAGTTCGATTCGCATAATCAATTTCTCCAACCGGTTCACTGCGAAACGTACCAAGAGAATCTTCAGGCCACGATCAAAAAACTGTACGAGAATCCTGAGTGGCGCTTGTCGCTCCAGACTCACAAAATCACGGGGGTTGAATGAGAGTATCGAAGGCGTCAAAAAAAGAAATGGATCTCGTGCGCGGAATTCTTATCGCGATCGGTGAAGACCCGACGCGCGAAGGCTTGCTCGACACTCCGAAAAGAGTCTCGAAATCTTGGAAAGAGATTTTCTCTGGCTATAAGCTCGATCCGGTAAAGATCCTCGCGACTGCGTTTAAAGACGGCTCGTGTGATGAGATGGTTATCCTGCGCGACATCGAATTCAGTTCGACGTGCGAACATCACATGCTCCCGTTCCGTGGAAAAGCGCACGTCGGCTACCTTCCGAACGGCTCCGTCGTCGGGCTCTCAAAGCTCGCGCGCGTGGTCGATTGCTTCGCGAAGCGTTTGCAGATTCAAGAGAAGATGACCACCCAGATCGCCGAAGCGATCAACGCCGCGCTGAAGCCAAAGGGTGTCGCGGTCGTCATCGAAGCCCATCACCAGTGCATGAGCTGTCGGGGTGTGAATAAGCAAGGAACGACGATGGTCACTTCGTCGATGTCTGGGCGGTTCAGAGAAAGCGCGGAAGCGCGCGGCGAATTCCTGATTTTGATGCGCGGATAATCTATGGCGTTGATGAATTTTTCCGAGTACGCGAAGCATCGCGGGGTCACCCAGCAAGCGGTGAGCTATGCGGTACAGGAAGGCCGGATCACCGTCACGGTTGATCCGAAAAATGGGAAGCGCTTCATTGATTCAGAGCGCGCCGACGGCGAGTGGGATAAGAATACTGATTACGCCAGGCACCCAGAAAAAGAGAGTGCGAAAGAGCGCCGTGAAAACGGGGCTGAGAAGGTTGAATCGGTTCCTGGGGCGGGATCGCGTACCGGAAACACCCCGACCATAACCGAGTCGAAGCAGATCAAGGAAGCGTTCCTCGCGCGCATCGCGAAACTCGAATATGAGCGCATGTCAGGCAAGGTCGTACCGCTCGACGAGATGAATCGCGAATGGTTGAAGGTGTGCGGCGCTGTAAAAACGAAACTTCTCGGAATTCCTTCAAAGCTCAAGGGGAAACTCGAACACCTTACGCTTGAAGATATCGCAACGATCGAAGACGAAATCCGAGCTGCGATGGCTGACCTCTCGGATAATCGCGGCGAGATGCTATGAGTTCACCAGCCGTCGCCGTCCTGGTTGACGCGTTTTTCGAGCATCTCAGGCCACCGCCGCGCCTTCGGTTGAGTCAATGGGCCGACCGATACGCTTACCTCTCGGCCGAAAGCTCGGCAGAGTCTGGGAAATGGCGGAACATTCCGTATCAGATCGGAATGATGGACGCGATGACCGATCCACGGATCTGGAAGATCGTCGTAAAAAAATCAGCCCGCGTCGGATACACGAAAATCATCGGCCACCTTTGCGGGTACCATATCCATTATGACCCTTGCCCGATCGGGATCGTGCAGCCGACCGAGGGAGACGCCGAAGGGTATTCCAAAGAAGAAATTGCGCCGATGATCCGCGATACTCCGGTCATCGAAAAGCTCGTGTCCGATGCGAAGGCAAAAGACGGCTCGAACACGATGACTCAGAAGATGTTTCCCGGTGGATCGCTCTCGCTGATCGGAGCGAATACGGCGACAGGGTTTAGACGGGTCTCTCGTCGGATTATGATTTTCGACGAAGTGGACGGGTATCCTCTTTCGGCAGGAACCGAAGGCGATCCGGTCAAGCTCGGAACGAAGCGAACCGAGTATTACTGGAACCGAAAAATCGTCATGGGTTCAACACCGACGACGAATCTTCTTTCGAGAATTACGCCTGAATTTGATGCGAGTGATAAGCGCTTTTATAATGTGCCTTGCCCGCACTGTCAGGCTGCGCAGGTTTTAAAATTTGCAAACCTGAAATGGATCGAAGGTCAACCGGAGACGGCGCATTTTGTCTGCGAAAAAAACGGATGCGTAATCGAGCACAAGTGGAAAAGGTGGATGGTGGAGCAAGCCCACCTCCGACAAGAAGCAGATCAGAAATCAGGATACGGATGGGTCGCAACCCGTCCAACGAAAGGCGTCGCCGGCTTCCATATCTGGGCAGCCTATTCCTATTCGCCTAACGCGTCTTGGGAGTCGATCGCTCGAGAATCAGAAGAAGCGAAGGCCGGAGGAATCGAGCTTTTAAAAACTTTCATAAATACTTTGCTTGGAGAAGAGTGGCAAGAAAAGGGCGACGCACCTGAGTGGCGGCGTCTATACGATCGCCGCGAAGCATACCCTGTCGGAATTATCCCAGAAGGCGGTCTCTTCATTACCGCTGGCGTCGACGTTCAAGGGAACCGTCTTGAAATGGGAATCTGGGCGTGGGGAGTCGGGCGAGATCGGTGGGCAGTCGACTATCAGATAATTCACGGAGACACGTCTGACCTTGGTCCCGAGGGTCCGTGGGCCGAACTTTCGAAAAGGATCAGCAAGTATTATAAAACGAGCGCCGGAGTCAGTCTTCCGATTCAGATGACCGCGATCGATTCCGGGTATAACACGCAGGTCGTCTATCAGTTCGTTCGCCGGTATCCGTCGAACCGCGTGATCGCGACCAAGGGCGTGGACACGCAGCTCCCGATTGTTTCGACACCGACTGCGGTGGACGTAGCGATCCAGGGGCGCAGACTGAAGCGCGGATTGCTGATGTGGCCGGTCGGCGTTGGGACCGGGAAGACAGAAATCTATGGCTTTCTAAGAATGGAGAATCCGACCGACGAAGAAAAATTGGCGCGAGGGTACCCTCCCGGCTTCGTCCATTTTCCTGAGTTCAACGAAGATTGGTTCAAGCAACTCACCGCCGAAGTCCTCGTAAAAAAGCGAACGAAGGGTCGAAGTGGAATTCGGATGCACTGGGAGAAGCAATACGAGCGAAACGAAGTTCTCGACTGCGCGGTTCTCGCGCGAGCTGCCGCCGCCGTATTCGGGATCGATCGCTTCGGCGAGGAAGACTGGGCACAGCTTACCGGGTACATCGGCGAAGCGGTCACCACGAAGCCCGGAATGGTTCCGGCTGCGGAAGTTCTTCCCATTGACGAGAAAGCGCCGCAAAGCAGCATGGAACCGACACTCGTTCGAAAGCCTTCTCGCTCGTACCGATGAATTCAGGTGCGGGAACCTGTATCAGTGAAGTAGGCTTTGAATATGGCGTGGAGCTCCGACGATCTTGCTGACCTTGAAGCGGCGATTGCGCAAGGCGCGATGGTCGTAAAATATACCGACAAGACGGTTCAATATCGTTCTCTTGACGAGATGATGAGAATCAGAGACCTCATGCGAAAAGAACTTGGTCTTAGCGATCCCTGCAAGAGCCGAATCTATCCGAGATTTTCAAAGGGCTTTTGGCGCGGACGGGACGATGACTGGGGTGATGACCGTTGAAAAAGACTTGGTTTGACCGCGCTGTAGAATTTATTTCCCCGACAGCAGCCTTCCACCGGTACCAATCCCGGATCAAGGCCGAGATTATTTTGCGCCATTACGAAGCGGCGTCGCATGGCCGTCGTACCTCTGGATGGAATTCAAACGGTCTCGACGTTAACAATGAAATCGCCAGAGCGAAAAGACCTGTACGCGAACGCGCGCGCGACCTCACCAGAAATAATCCGTTCGCTGTTTCGGTTCTCGACGGTCTCACCGCCAACGTCATCGGGACTGGTATCGAGACGATCTTTCGGAACGCTGATGGCACTCCAAATAAAAAACTGACCGATGCCTTCAAGGCTTGGGCTGAATCAACCGACGCCGATCAGTGTCAGTCGACGACGTATCACGGAATTCAGGAACTCGTTTTCAGATCGATCGTTGAAGGCGGCGAAGCGCTTGTTCTTCCGATCATCGAGTCGAGTCCGGTTCCTCGTTTTTGCCTGAAGGCTCTTGAGCCTGACTTCATCGACGATAACCGAATCGGTGTTCATCGCGTGACCACCGCGCTCTATGAAATGATCGTAGACGGAATTCTGATCGACAAGGACGGGAAGAAAAAAGGTTATTACCTTTGGAGCGCCCATCCGGGAAGTCAGTCTACCATCGGTCAGAATATTTTCGTCTCGAATCTCGTCGATGCGTCGAGCGTGTTCCATATCTTCAAGGCTGAGCGGATCGGGCAGCTTCGCGGAATCTCCTGGTTTGCTCCAGTGATGACGATGCTGAAAGAACTCGACGAGCTTTTCGATGCGACTCTTCTCAAGCAGAAGATCGCTTCGGCCTTCGCCGGTTTCATTGTCGATTACGAAGGTGTTTCAACCGGACTTACCGCCGCGAAAGAATACCAGCTTCGTGAGACGATCGAATCAGGCGCGCTTGAAGTAATGCCTCCGGGGAAAGATATAAAATTTCCGAACCCTCCCGCTGCCGGGGACTTCGATCCGTTTACCCGGTCGATTCTCCGCGCTTTTTCGTGCGGCATGAAGGTGCCTTACGAGGTTGTCACCGGCGATCTTTCGAACGTGAATTTTTCGAGCGGTCGAATGGGGTGGCAGGAGTTCGGTCGGAAGATCGATCAATGGCAGTGGAACATGCTCGTTCCGATGCTTTGTCAGCCGGTCGCGAATCGATGGCTTCAGTTCCAGGGTGTTATGGGTGCAAGAACCGGTGGCGTCTACGCGACTTTCGTCATGCCGAAAAGAGCGATGGTAGATCCGGTCTCTGAGACCAATGCAATAAATTCTCAGATCCGAATGGGAACGATGTCTCTCCCGGATGCGATTCGCGCGCAGGGTGAAGACCCCGAAGAGAAAATCAAAGAGATCGCGGACTTCAACGAACTCCTCGATCAATATGGTCTGGTGTTTGACTCCGATCCGCGTAAGATCACGAAGTCAGGAATCCTTCAGGCCGACCCTTCGGCAAAAAATTCTGGTCAAGATTCTGGTGCCGCTGCCGATGGGAAAGATGCTCCCCCGTCGAGTGCTAACGCGTAGCGGCTCCAATTATCCGATTGCATACTTCTGAGCTTAGGGAAGAATAGGTCTTATGCCCGCAAGGAAAATCACGACGCAAAAAGTTCCGGTCCTTGGCTTCCGCGCCGAGATCAAAGACGGCTCGATCAATGTCGATAAGCGAACCGTCGAACTTATTTTTGCAACCGGCGCCCCGGTTCGTCGCGGCGGCTGGTTCACTGAACCATTCAACGAAGAACTTTCCCTTGACCCCGCGCACGTCAAGCTCGATCGTTTGCGCTCAGGTGGTCCTCTTTTAAATTCTCATTCTAACTGGGATCTTTCTTCGATTCTCGGCGTTGTTGAGCGCGCCGACGCTGACGGAAAACAGGGAACCGCAACGGTTCGATTTCCGAAAGCCGAAGACGATCCAGAAGCCGATCAGATTTTCCGTAAGGTGGCCGACAAAATTATTCGGAACGTCTCGGTCGGATACAAGGTCAATAAATACGAAGAAGTCGGCGACTCAAAGACCGCGAAAAAGAACGGACAGATTCCCACGTTCCGCGCGATCGACTGGGAACCGATGGAAATTTCTCTTGTGCCGATTCCGGCAGATTGGAAGTCTCAAGTTCGCGCCGACGGCTCACCAGATCCCGAAGCGATGAAAAATGTTCGCATGTTTGATTGCGAATTTATCCGCCTTGCGGATACAGAAGATCAGCCCGAAGTCGTTCCTGCGAACGACGGGGGCAAAACCGGCGCGGCCAAAACCACGCCTGAAACTGCCACCAGGGGGGCAACTCAGATGGATCCAATTGAACTGAAACGCATTCAAGACGAAGCGGCCGCTGCCGCCCTTCTCGCCGAACAGACCCGCTCGAACGAAATCATGTCTTCGGTGACTGAAGCCGGACTTGACCTCGCTTTCGCGCGCTCCCTGATCGACGGAAAGAAAACCGTCCTCGAAGCCCGTGGGCTCATCATCGCCGAAATGGCGAAGCGCTCTAAGGCCGCAAGCGAAGTGAACGCGACCGTCGCTTCAGCCACGATGACGGCGACCGTCACCGAAGACGAAACCGATAAATGGCGTAAGGGAACGTCCGACTGGCTCGTTCAGCGTTCGGGCGCATCCGTTTCGGCGGCTGTCGAAGGACACACGAAGGCGAAGCTCGACGGCGGAAACTTCCGTGGGATGTCCCTGATGGATATCGCCCGCGACTTCCTTGAGCGTTCCGGCGTGAAGACGCGCGGGATGGACAAAATGGACATGGTCGGAAAGGCCCTGACCCATCGGTCCGGCTACAACACGACCAGCGACTTCGCGGTGTTGCTTGAAAACACCCTCCACAAGATCCTCCTCGCGTCCTACGCGTTGACCCCGGACTCGTGGACGAAATTCTGCGCGCGCGGCACCGTGAGCGACTTCAGGGCTCATAACCGGTACCGCCAAGGTACGTTCGGATCTTTGGACACCGTTCCAGAGCATTCGGAGTTCAAGAATAAGCAAATTCCTGACGGAACGAAGGAAAGCATTACCGCTGCGACGAAGGGGAACATCATCGCCCTTTCCCGCCAAGCGATCATCAACGACGACATGGGGTCCTTCAACAGCCTCGCGATGCGTCTCGGCCGCGCTGCGAAGCTGTCGGTTGAAGTGGACGTGTTCGCTCTTCTCGGTCTGAATTCGGGTCTCGGCCCGAACATGAACGACGGGAAAGCGTTGTTCCATACCGATCACGCGAACATCAACGCCGCGGGCTCAGCCCTCGGTGTTGCCGGGCTCGATGCCGACCGCGTGGTCATGGCCTCCCAAAGAGATCCGAGCGGAAATGAGATCCTGGACCTTCGTCCTTCGATTCTCGTTCTTCCAATCGGCCTGGGTGGAGCTGCGCGAGTCTTCAACAACTCGCAATACGACGCGGAAGTTTCGTCGAAGTTCCAGGTTCCCAACAAAGTCCTCGGCCTCTTTCAAGAGATCGTCGACTCCCCTCGGATCAGCGGAACTCGCCGGTACCTCTTCGCAAGCCCTTCGATCGCTCCGACGATCGAAGTCGCGTTCCTCGACGGTCAGGAAAATCCTTTCCTTGAGTCGAAAGATGGCTTCCGCATCGACGGTGTCGAGTGGAAGGTCCGCCTCGATTACGGCGTGGCCGGCATCGACTATCGCGGCGCCGTCACGAACGCTGGCGCTTAATTAGAAAAAGAAACCTAGTGGCGCTGATGGGTAATATCCATCAGCGCCAATTTTTAGAAAACCACCTCACAGAAAGACGAAAAAATGAGAAACTTTATACACCCTGGAAAAGTGATGGACTACGTCGCAGGTGGAACGATCACAGCCGGTGACGTGGTTGCGATTGCCGGAATCGGATGCGGGATCGCCACGAAGAGCGGCGTATCTGGAGACATTATCCCGATTGAACTCGAAGGCGTCTTCGAAGTCGTCTCGACCGGCGCAATCGCGCAAGGCGCGCGAGTTTACTGGAATGGTTCAGCCGCAACGGCGACCGGAAGCACGAACACTCTGATGGGTGTCGCGATGAAAGCGGCCGCGAGCAATCTCGTTCAGGTGAAGCTCATCGCCCTCGGTGATACCGAACCGGGAAATCTTACTCAAGCGGCGAACGTCGCTGCTCTGGGTGGCACCCTTACGGGAACCGTGGCCGGAACGATGGTTGATGTCGCTGCCGCAGCTTGCGGTGGAACTATGACACCTGCGGCGTCCGACGTGGATACCGCTGTCGCCGCTCTCGCGCTCAGCACGAATCTCGCGCTGAAAGAACTTCAAACCGCATTCAACGCCGAGATCGCCGCCCTTAAGGCCGCCGGTCTCCAAGCGTCGAGCTAAGAAAATCCTCTGACGAGGAAAAGAAAGGGTCTAGATGAAGAACTATATTTCGAATGGAAAAGAGATTGAGATCACCCTCGGGGCAGACATCGTTTCTGGAGCTCCACTCCTAATCGGCGACATCCTCGGTGTGGCTGTGAAGGACGGAGCCAACGGGGACACCGGTTTCCCGATGGCGATCGAAGGCGTTTTTACCCTTCCGAAAACAACCTCGGACACGTTCGACCCAGGTCAGATTCTTTTCTGGGACGACTCTGGGAAAAAGCTCACCGAAACCGCTTCGACGAACAAGCCGGTCGCAATCTCGATGGAGACCGCCGGCAGCTCAGCGACGACCGTCGTCGCAAAGCTCCATGCGTTCACGAGAGATACGACCGCTTAATTTTCGGTCGTTGAAATAATTCTCGGGGGGGTGGGTTTCGCCCGCCTCCCCGTTTTTACTTAAGGGAATTGAATGGGTCGATGGCAGAAAATGACTGATGGGGTGATGAAGACTTGTCGTGACACGTTCACGACTCCGTTCACCTATCTGCCAAAGGTCGGCTCTGGCGTCTCAATGAAGGGTATTTTCGACGCCGCTTTCGTGACCGTCCAGATCATTGACTCAGCTCCGGTTCAGTCGATCGGCCCACAGATGGGCGTGCGCGTGGCCGACCTCGTCGCTGCGTCGATTACCCCAGGCCCAGGCGATCGCATCCAGGTCGGTGCGATTACCTATACCGTCGACGAATATCGCCCTGACGGCGAAGCAGGGGCCGTCATCATCATGAACGAGATCGACGATGGCTGAGCAAACGAATCGGAAAGACATCCGCACGAAAGTCCTCTCGATCATCAAAGCTGCGGTCTCAGAGTTTGGCGGCGTTTCGGATCCGGCTCTTGGTCGGGTCTTCGAGAACCGCATGAAGCCGATGTGGGAAGTCGAGATGCCAGCGGCGAACATTTACACGAAGAACGAGTCGGCTGAAATCTTCAATGTCGCGCCGCGCGAATATAAGCGGACCCTGAATCTTTTCTTGGACGTTTACGTCAAGGCCGACGACGCCGCAGACGACACGATCGACCTCCTGACGCGGAAGATCGAAAAAGCTCTTTTTGTGAATGAGACGCTTGACGATGTTGTTTCTGATACTGTCCTCGGAGACACTGAAATTGAATTGGACGTGGATGGCCGGAGCGTGCAAGCGCTCGCGAGAATGACTTGGGTAATTACCTATTTCACTTTCGCACCCGGAGATGAAGCGAGCGCAGGTCTTGACGATTTTGTGACGGCTCATACCGAGATGAAACCGGCACCGGGCTTAACGGATACGCCTAAGATCGTCGATGACATCAAACCGGCGCAAACATAAGGAAAATCGGTTTATGAAAATTCTTGTTCCATGCCCAGGCCGAACGGTTCTCTGTCCAGACTCAAAGCGAATCGTTGGACCTGACGGAATTAAAGTGAACATGATTACGACCTATTGGCATCGTCGGATTCAATCCGGTGATGTGGTCGAAAAAGAACCGGAAATCTCTCCGGTTCCCGAGCAAAAAAAGCTCAAACCAATTCAACCAAAAGCCGACAAGCCGGTACAGGATTCCGAAAAAGAGGAGAAATAAATCATGGGTATTTCGTTTAATCAAGTTCCAGCCGCGAATCGAACCCCGTTCTTTTTCGTTGAATTCGACAACACTGCAGCGGTGAAAGGGCCGACGCTCCAAGCGTATAAGGCTCTGATGCTCGGTCAAATGCTTTCAACCGGAACCGCGACAGCCGCTCTGCCGGTGACGGTGACTTCGGCAAAGCAAGCCGAGACGCTCTTCGGTTCTGGTTCGATGCTCTCGCATATGTGCGACCGATGGTTCAAAAACAATAAGCAAACCGGACTGACGGTAATTCCACAAGCCGACAACGGCTCTGGAACGAAGGCCGCTGGCTCGCTTGAGTTCGGTGGTTCTGCCACCGCTGCCGGAGCGATCAACCTCTACGCGAATGGTCGGACGCTTTCAGTTCCAGTCGCGAGCGGCGACGCTGCCGCAGACGTGGCCGCAGCGGTGATCGCGGCGATCAACGCCGAAAGCACTTACCCAGTCGAAGCCGGAACGATCTCGACTTCGACCGCGCCGATCCTTTTCAAGCATAAGGGTCTTTGCGGAAATGAAGTCGACGTTCGCCTGAACATGAACGACGGAGAAGCTCTTCCTGCCGGAATCACCTGCGTCGTGACGCAGCTTTCGAGCGGAACGCTGAACCCGGTTCTGACCTCGGCGATCTCCGCGATGGGTGATGAGCAGTACAACATCATCGCTTGCGCGTATAACGACACCGTGTCGCTTACCGCGATCGAAACCGAACTGACCGATCGGTGGGGACCAAGCCGTCCTCTCGACGGTCTCGCGATCACGGCAAAGCAAGCCGCGCACGGAACGCTCCTGACTTACGGCGCGACCCGGAATTCGCCGTTCGTGACCTGCTTCGGAATGTATCTTCACCCGGACAGCCCTTACGAATTCGCCGCAGGGAAGGCCGCTCTCATCGCCTTCTACGGGAATATCGACCCGGCTCGTCCGTTCCAAACTCTCGAGCAACTCGGTGCGATTCCTCCGGCGTTGGCCGATCGGTTCACGATGCAAGAGCGGAATCTTCTCCTCTTCGCCGGGATCGCGACCAGCTATGTTGACTCCGGCGGTAAGGTTCGGATCGAACGGGCGATCACGATGTACCAAGAGAACCCTCTCGGTGCGCCAGATCCGTCGTATCTCGATGTGAATACGATCCTGACGAACTCGTACATTCGGTACGATTTCAGGGCATACTTCATGCGGAAATACCCGCGCCACAAGCTCGCCGACGACACCTATCGGGTGCCTCCGGGACAAGCGGTCATCACTCCGAAGGTCGGGAAAGCCGAATGTATCGCGCTTTACCAAGGCTGGATGGAGCTCGGGCTCGTCGAAGATCTCGACGGGTTCAAGGCTGCGCTCATCGTCGAGCGGAACATCACCGATGTGAATCGGTTGGACTTCTTGCTGGCACCGAACTTGATGAATCAACTCGTCGTCGGAGCCGCGCGCTTCGCCTTCATTCTCTAAGGGGGAAATTTAAATGGGACAACGTAGAGGCGGAATTGTATTCGTCAAAGTCGACGGCGCGCAGCTTTCGGCGAAGGGTGAGTTTACTTACTCTTTACTCGACTCGAAAAAAGAAGGGATCGTCGGATCTGACGGGATTCACGGCTATAAAGAATTGCCGGTCATTCCGTACATCGAGGGTGAAATCACCGACTCGATCGATCTCGACGCAAAATCATTGATCAAGCTTACCGACGCAACGGTGACGCTTGAACTCGCGAACGGAAAAGTCATCGTTCTTCGAGGTGCCTGGTATGCCGGAGACGGCGTGACGGGAAGCGAAGAAGGAAACATAGCGGTGCGGTTCGAAGGAACAAGCATCGAAGAAGTTCGCTAAGTTAGCCTGCGCGCACGGGGAATGTGCGCGGCTTTCTAAGCGACAAAGGTGCGCTCTCTGCGGTCCCATACCTAGAGAGCGCACCCAAAACTAAAGGAAGCACCCATGAGTGAAGCACCGAAAATCGTAAAGACCATAACTCTCAAGCACCCATTCAACGTCGGCTCCGAGCAGATCACCGAGATTAAATTCCGTCGCCCGAAAGGAAAGGATCTTCGGCTCCTTCCACCTGAACCGGCAACGAGTGACATTCTCGATCTGGCCGCTCGAATCGGCGGCGTGCCACCGAGCACGATCGACGAGATGGACGCTGAAGACGTTATGGAAATCGTTGGAGTGGTCCAAGATTTTTTGCCGAATTCCCAAAAGACTGGCGCGACGCAATAGCGGCTCTTGCGGGGATATTTCATTTCGGACCGGCAGAGATTCTTGAAATGGAAGGCGAAGAAGTAAGGTTCTGGTTCAAGAGGGTTGAGTGGTTCGTGAATGAACAAGCGAAAGGCGCGAAAGGAATTACTTGAGCGGACGCGAGTTTAGACTCTCATTCGTAATTGGAGCGGTCGATAACCTCACTTACAAGGTGATGGAGATCAATCAGCGCGTCGCGAAGCTCACCAAACCTTTCCGCGATGTCGGCGAGGCATTCGCAAACCTTGGACGCGAATCAGGCGCGAGTAGAATCGGCGAGCAGATTACCGAGGTCGGAAAAGCAACCGGCCACCTAATGAGCGCGTTCCTCGACATCGGAAAGGTTCTCGGTGGCGTCGGTTTGGCGGCTGCGGGAGCGTTCAGGTATTTTGTTCTCGGCGCAGGGAATTCGCTTCAGGCGATCAACGACATATCTCAGCAGAGTGGAATTTCAACGACCGTCTTCCAGGGGATTCAATACGCGGCTGCGAAAGCTGGCTTCGAACTCGATGACCTTGGACCGATCATGAATAAGTTCTCCAAGAACGTCGGTGACGCGCAGAAGGGCGTCGGGGAATCGGTCGGCGTCTTTCAGGCTTTTGGTTTTTCGATTAACGACCTGAAGACGATGAATATGGATCAGATCCTCGCTCGTACCGGCGCGGAGATGGAAAAGATTAAAAACCCTGCGCTTCGGAACGCAGTCGCAATGCAGCTCTTCGGAAAAGAAGGCGCGAAACTCGTCGAGGTCTTGAAGGATATTCCTGGCTCGGTAAACGCTGCGAAAGCCGCCGGTTTGATCGTCGGTCCTGAAGCTCTTCAACGCGCAGATAAATTTGAAAAGGCATGGGGAGTTATCACGCTCACGCTGACACGACTTCGCGACTTGGTCGGAGCCGAAATCATGCCGGTTTTCACCGATATGTTTCAGGGTCTTCTCGTCACGATCAACGAAAACAAAGGCGCGATCCTCGACTGGGCAAAGCAATTTGCGGTCAATCTTCCTTCGATGCTGAAGACGGCGATGAGCGCGCTCCAGGGTTTTATCGGTGTGATGGCGATTGTCGGTTCGGTTTTTAATTCGATCATTTCATTCCTTGGGCCTGGCGGCGTGAAGTTCGTCACCTGGGGCTTGATCGTCGCGAAGCTCGCCGGTCCAGTTTGGGGATTAATCACCGCTGTCCAGGCGCTCTCTCTTTCCCTTCTTACGACGCCGATCGGTTGGATCATTCTCGGAGTCGCCGCGATCGTTCTCGCCATTGCGAACTGGGACAAAGTCATGCAGGGACTTCTTTGGACCTGGCAGCAGATCAAAGACATCGCGACTTCGGTCGGATCATTCTTCACGCCTGGGACAACGATGAGCCAGGCCGACACGCAAGCCATGGCGCGCGCCGGAGACCAGCCGCAAACCGGTTCTGCCGGAAACACGGTTAGAACACAGGGCGCGAGCGGATTGAATCGCACCGAAAATAAACTTTCTGTTGATTTTAAAAACGTCCCGAAGGGCGTAAACATCGTCACCGAAAAAGCGGAGGCACCGATCGACGTGACCCGAGGAATGGCGAACGCATTTCAGTTTTAAGGAAATAAGATAATGGCCGACCCACAATGGAAAAAAAATCTAAGACCGGCAAGCTTCCGTGGGATTCCTTTTCTGGTCGAGTCGCATACTCTTTCCGGCGGTCGTCGCGGGATTCAGCACGAATTCGCGCAGCGGAACGATCCGTTTACCGAAGATACCGGACGTAAGGGGCGAAAGTATTCGGTTGAGGCTTACCTTGTCGGCGCCGATTACATGCCGAACCGTGACAAGCTCACGGACGCCGCCGAAGCTGACGGCGCTGGTGAATTGATCCATCCGTATTTTGGACGGAAGATCGTAAACTGTTTTGACTTCTCTGTCATGGAGACCACCCGAGAAGGTGGCTTCGTAAAATTTACGTTCTCATTCGTCGAGTCTGGAACCGAGCTTTTCCCTGACTCAAAGGTTGACGCACTTTCCGCGACTAGCGCTGCGGCCGATTCTCTCGTTGCTGCAAAATATAAAGAATTCACCCAGACATTTTCGGTCGCGCAGCAACCGCAATTCATCCTAGATTCCGCAGCGTCAAAGATCCGCGATACGTCGAGCGCGCTTGAAACCATGCAGGATCACTCGGGTGGAATCCTGGCGTCGAGCGCAGCGGCGGCTGCGGAAATTCAAGTGCTCCGGGGTCAGGCCGACGTTCTAATCGGAACACCTGGCGCTCTTTTCGATCAGGTCGAAAATTCCTTTTCAGTGATCTTCGATGCTGTAACGAATAAGCGATCTGGGTTTGAGGCCGGCGGCGGTCTGGTCACTTACGGAAACGGCGACGCTCCGATCGTCGGTGACACGGCGACCAGAGACCAGCAGCGAACGAATCAAGAGCAGATAAATTCGTCAGTTAGAATCCTCGCTCTATCCGAAGCGGCGGTGGCTGCGGTCCAGATTCCTTTCGAAAGCACGAACGACGCGACCGCTGTCCGTCAGTTCATGCTCGACGCAATCGACAATGAAAGCGACGTGACGACGAGCGATGAAATTTACGCAGCTCTTCGGGATTTAAAAGTTCAGATGGTGACGCACATTCCTGGCGACGCGGCTAATCTCGCGATCGTTTCGAGCGTTGTTCCGAAGGAAACTTCGACCAGCTTGACCATAGCCTATGAGGTATATGGCTCGGTTGAAAAGGAACTCGACATCGTCGCGCGAAACAATCTTAGAACGCCCGGATTTATCGCCGCAGGAAAAGCCGTCGAAGTCCTCCTGACCGAGGAGGGCTGATGTCTCTTTCAAAGGTCGAGGCAAAAATAAACGGCCAGATCTACGGCGGCTGGAAAGAGTGTGACGTAAGGCGATCACTGAAGTCGCTCTCTGGTTCTTTTGACCTTGCAATTACCGACCGGTGGAGCGCGCATCAAAAGTCATGGCCGATTAAGCGCGGCGACGAAGCGCAGATTCTGGTCAATGGCGAACCAGTCGTCACCGGCTTCGTTGACATGGTGAAGCTGTCTGTTTCAGCGACCGATAAAAGCATAGCCATTTCAGGGCGCGATAAAACGTGTGACATGGTGGACTCATCGGTTGACCTGAATAAAAGTCAGTTCATAAATATCAGCCTCCCGACGATCGCCACGCAGATCGCAAAGCAATTCGGAATTAAAGTGATTGCTCAAGTCGCTGCGCTCGGCGTGATCGAAGTCGCGTCTCTTCAGACCGGCGAAAGCGCGTTTGAATTTCTCGAAAAACTCGCCAGGAAAAAGGGCGTCTTGCTTACGACCGATGGGCTTGGAAATCTTCTCATCACCAGACCTGGACACGATCGCGCGACAACGGCACTCGTTCTTGGACAGAATCTTTTGACCATCGACCGCATAGACGACGGGATCGATCGCTTCTCGGTTTATAAGGTGAAGGGTCAGGGGCTCGGCGCGCAGATTCAAAACCAGACGAATCCAGACCAGGATTTTTTCGTCATGGGTACCGCGAAGGACGCAGGGGTCTTAAGATACAGGCCGAAAATCATGCTCTGCGAAACCGGAGCGACGACAAAAGAAGCGATGACGCGCGCGCAATGGGAAGCGAAATCCCGCGCCGCGAAGGGTGAGCCGGTTTCCGCGACCGTTCAGGGCTGGGTACAGAGCGACGGAAAACTCTGGCAACCGAATCAGATCGTAAAAGTCGTTGCACCATGGTTGAACCTGAACGAAGAACGGCTCATCTCTGAGGTGTCGTATCACCTCAGTTCTTCGTCTGGATCGATCGCCACGCTTTCGCTTGACCGAAAGGACGCGTTCATTCCTGAGCCGGTCACGAACGAAGATCCAGGTCTCGGTGGTCGTATTCGCCAAGACAGGCAGGGCGGGTAATGAAAGAGCGCGATTTAAAAAGAATTCTCGAACCGCTCTATCGACGCATCATGCAGGTGGTCGCGCGCGCGGTAATCAAATCAACCGACGACTCCGGTGCGATTCGGAAAGCCCAGATCGCGGTGATGGCCGAAGACACTCTAGACGGTGTGGACCAGATTCAGGAATACGGCTTCACGTCTCGGCCGCTTGCGGGTGCGCAAGCCGTCGTCATCACGGTAAACGGATCGCGCGACCATCCGGTAATTATAGCGACCGATGACGGAAGGTACCGGGTCAAGCTCGAGAACGGAGAAGCGTGCCTCTACGATGACCAGGGGCAATTCGTAAAAATCGCTCGCGCAAAGATCGACATCACCACCCCTCTTGACGTTGAAATAACTGCCGGTGGTAAGGTCAAAGTGACCGCACCGAATATTGAAGCGAATGCGTCGGTGAAAATTCAAGCGACCAGTCCTGAAGTGGACGTGATCGCGACGACCATGGTGAGTATGACGACACCGCTTCTTGCGGTCACCGGGCTTATAACCTGCGCAGGAATAGGCGCTGGCGGGGCGGCTCCTGCCGCTGGTACGATGAAAGTATCTGGAAGCATCGAAGCGACTGGGGACGTGAGCGCGGTGAACGTCGCTGCGTCTGGAAACGTAAACGATTCGGTCGGTTCAATGGCTGGAATGAGAACGAAATATAACTCGCACGCCCATGGTGGGGTGCCTGACCCAAGCCCTCAAATGTAAGGAACGAGATGAGCGACCTGAAACTCGTATGGGATGAAGACGCGGTGATGTTTGATCTGGCCTCGCTGCCGGGATCGACCGATCTTGCTCTCGAAGAGGGTCTGGAAACCGCGATCGCCGTTTCGCTTTTTACTGACGCACGCGCCGAGGTTGTCGAGCTTCCGCCCGGAGAAACCGATCGTCGCGGCTGGTTCGGCGAGGAATTCGGAACCGTATCGGGTGACAAGATCGGCTCGAAACTCTGGCTGCTTGACCGCGAAAAGCAGACCGAAGAAGTTCGCATGAAGGCGATCGAATATGCCGAAGAGGCTTTGAAATGGTTGATCGACGACGGCGTCGCGAGTGCGATTGACGTGGACTGTCAATTCCCTTCGCGTGGCGTATGGCAGTTATCTGTCGACATTACGAAGCCGAAGACCGGTCAGGCTTTTAAATACTCAATCATCTGGGGCCAAGCTCTGGCAAAATAAAATCATAAGGATCACCGATGCCATTTCTAAGACCTACAATTTCGCAGATCGTCGCCAGGGTAAAATCAGACCTTGAGTCGCGGCTTACTTCTGGGAGCGCAACCCTTCGCCGGTCGGTTATCGCTGTTCTCGCGATCGTGATCGCCGGAGCGGTTCACCTGCTTTACGGCGCGATCGAATTCTTCTCGCGCCAGATTTTTGGTGACCAGGCTGAGGACGAGTACATGGTCAGGCTCGCTTCGCAGTTCGGAGTGACCCAAAAGCCAGCCGGGTTCGCTGAGGGAGCTGTCGTTTTCGTCGGCGCAGATGGTGGCGTGGTCCCGGTAGATTTCGTCATGCAGCGTTCAGACGGTGTCCTTTTTTCTTCAACCGAAACCGGCGTAATCGCTTCAGGCTCGGTCTCGATCAACATGAAAGCGCAGGTTGCGGGGATCTCCGGAAACACAGACGCAGCGGTTTCACTGAACGCGGTGTCTCCACTCTCAGGCGTCTCGAGTACGGCGACGGTCGGTGACGGCGGAATCGCGAATGGGATCGACGAAGAATCTCTTGAGGACTTCAGAGCGCGGTATCTCGAACGCGTTCGCAGAGCGCCGCAAGGCGGAACGATTCCCGATTACGAGCGATGGGCAAAGGAAGTTCCTGGCGTTACGCGCGCGTGGGGATACTCGAAATACCTGGGTCCATCTACGGTCGGCCTGACGTTCGTACAGGACAACGAGACCGACATCATTCCAGACTCGACTAAGGTTGCGGAAGTTCAGGCGTATATCGACACACTCAGGCCGACCACCGATGACCCGACGGTCTTTGCTCCGACGTCTGTCCCTCTTAATTTTTCGATTCAGCTTATCGACGTTGACACGCCAGCGGTTCGTGCGGCGATCACGGCTGAGCTTGCCGACTTAATTAAGCGTGAAGCAGAACCAGCCGGAACGCTGAAGCTCAGTCATATCCAGGAAGCGATTTCGCTCGCAGCCGGAGAAGTTGATCACGACCTCACCTCGCCTTCGGCTGACGTAACGACGACCGCCGGTCAACTCACGACCATGGGAACCATCACATGGGCTTAAAATAAAATGGCAAGGACAGCGGACCAATTCTTAAAGATGCTCCACAAGCTTTTACCGCAAGGGAAAGCATGGAACCGCACGTCTGGTTCGCTGATGGACGCAGTTTCGTGGGCGGTCGCGCGCGAGCTTGAGCGAATAGATCAGCGGATCGACGTTCTGCTTACCGAATCGGATCCTCGCTCGGCTTCCGAAACGATCGATTGGTGGGAGTCTTACCTGGCTCTTCCTGATGACTGTACCGGTACAGCGCCGAACACGTCTGAGAGAAGGCGCCAGATCCTTGAGCGGCTGACGACTCGCGGCGGTATATCGAGGCAGGATTATATCGACCTCGCTGCGGCTCTCGGATATACGATCACGATCACGGAGTTCAGGGCGTTCAGGGCTGATCGTTCGAGCGCCGAAGACCCGGTGGCCGGCGGCGACTGGGATTTTACCTGGCAGGTAAACACGAGCACGCTGAACCCGATATATTTTTCGGCCGAGACGGGTAAGGCTGAAGACCTCCTCGTCAAGTATTCAAACGACCTGCTGGAATGCGTCATTAATAAAAAGAACCGTGGATCTCGAATTGTGATTTTCGCCTATTCGGATTCGTAGCAAGATCATGGAGAGAACCTATGCATAAGATTGACTCAGTCGGCGCAGTCGTTTCGAAACCAGCGGAGAGAGCAGTCGGCGATGTCGTCGGGTTCTTCAGCCCTGGCGATCCTTCACTGGGTCAACCATCCACGATCGTGACGTACGAATGGCTGAACGCGGTTCAGGGTGAACTCACCGCAGTCATCGCCGCCGCCGGAATCGCGCTCGACAAAACGAGCAACGCTCAGCTTCTCGCGGCGCTCGCGATCCTGATAAATAATACTCTCGAAGCGGCCGCATTCGTCGTTCCGAACAACGCGACGACCGCGATCACTGGGTTGCTTTTTGACAGCGCGGTCTACCGGAGCGCTGAAGTAAAATTCGACCTCCGTCGTAAGACCGATTCATTCAACGGAATGTATAGCGGCGTTCTGAAGGCTGCTTACATCGCTGGCGCCTGGGTGATCCTTGGTCCGAACGGCGATGAGTCGGGTGATGACCATGGGTGCACCTTTTCGATCAACTCTTCAACCGGTCAAATTTCCATCGTCGCGAACAACATGACCGGCACGAATTACGCCGCCACGATTGCCTATAAAGTTTCGCGCTTCGCGCTCTAAGGAGGAACTTATGAACTTCAAGAAAATCCCTGCTCTTTTCGCCGCGCTCATTTTGGCCGGTTCAGCTTTCGCCGCAACGAACTATCCGATCGGGTCTGACAAGATCACTCTCGGAAAACCGACCGCTGCTGATCGAAGCATCGTCATCAATAAGGGGTCAGGCGCCGCGAACCCAGTCATCAAATGGGATAACAGCGCCGGAAAACTTAAGTTCGCGAACGACGGCGTAAGCTTCAAAGCGTTCGGTTCAGGCGGCGGCGGTGGTTCCGGCGGGGTCAACCTCCTGAGCGATAACCCTGACGCTGAATCTGGAGTCGCGAATTGGACCGCTTCGGGCGGTACCTTCACCACGACGACGACCGCTGCGAACGTGAATAGCGGAGCGGCTGCGTTCTCGTTCACACCTTCAGCCGGTGGTCAGACCGTCACGTCAGATGCGTATGCAACGCTCGGCGGGATGGAAGGGAACAACGGATGCTCGGCGGCTCTGTATTACAAGACCGCTGAAGGTACGAATAAATATATCGTGAACGCGATGACCGGCTCGACGGTTCTTGGAACCGCGACGCTCGACTCTTCTTCGACTTACAAGCTGGTGAATGTCCCGTTTCCGTGTCAGACGACGGGAACGACGGTGAAGCTTCAGGTCTCTGCGGCGGCTTCGACTCCTTCGAGTCCGATTTACTGGGACGATGCCTTTGATGGGATTGGTTTCAATACGTCGCAGGTTAGTCAGGCGCGATGGATCGGGAGCGTATCATATGCCCCGACGGCATCTTGCGTTTGGACTGGAAGCAGCACGACTACGCCGGCAAATTTTGCGGCGCAAAGTTCTTGCCCGACCCCAACTGCGTCAGGTGCCATCTCTGTACCCGCAACTAAAATTCCAGGATTTATTCTTCCATCTGGAGGTCCGGGGATTTATCGAATTGTTGCAAAGAGTTCTTTCCGTGTAACGGGAAATGAAAACTGCGGATTCAGATTTTCAGACGGAACCAATAGCACGGTTATCGCTCAGGTTACCGGTCAGGTCTCGGCTCAAACTGTATCGTCTCCAATGATTGAGGGTGAGTTCAATTACTCTACAGCGCCTGCTGGAAATACGACGATTCAAATTCAATCTTCTTGCGGTATCACCGGAACTGATGCCCAAATTTTAGATTCACAGACAAATCAATCTGGATTCGAAGTTTCGGTTTACTACTTCCCATCCGGCCAAGAAACCGCCGTCCGCGCGGATTCTTCTTCGGTCAACTGGAGCGGAACCTCGACATTAAATGCGTCCACAACGTCGACCAGCTACGGCGTGGTTAGCACGTCGCTGACTGGCGCTATTTCGACGACTACCTCTAAAAACCTGACGTGTACGGCTGCTTCAAGCTCTCTCGGAGTGACATGTTCGCTTCCAAGAACCGGCACCTATCTCGCTTGTTTCTCCGGATACTTTTATAACAGTACTGCCGGCGATCTTATCAATGTGAAGCTCGTAGACGGATCTGGAACTAGCATCACTGGCGAACAATCGATCGACCAGCCCACCGGCTCTCCTGGATACCAGTCATCCATGGGAGCTTGCGGGAACTATACCGCCAACTCATTAACGACCACGTTTCAGCTATACGGAAAAGTCAGCGGCGGCACCGGTACTTTCTTCCCGACTTCGTTTTCGGTCGTCTCGATCGACGGCGGCTCGACGAACATGCAGGTCTTCAAGGGGTTGCGAACGACGCAGGGATCGGGAGCTCGATACGGGGAATCGGCGCTCATCGCCGATAGCTCCTCCGAAGGAACGGGTTGCGGATCATCTCCGTGCACGGTCTATAATTCGAGCGCGAGCTGGATTACCGTGACGCGTGCATCGGCCGGGACCTACACCGGGACGATGTCAGGTTTCTCCGGTAAGCCTGTATGCGTCTGCTCAGTATCCCGGATCGCCGGACTCCATGCTCCTGAATGCGCGGTCACCTCGGCGACGAGCGTAAGCATCGGAATGTATAACTCGTCGAACTCGGCTCAAGATGAACCGATCTCGATCATGTGCGACGGTCCTCACTAATTTCTCTCACCAACGGAGCTCAAATGGAAAAGGGATTATCAGTCGCAGACATCCTGAGTGTCATCCAAGTTCTGATGACTCTCGCGATCATTCCGATTTTAAAATGGGCTTACGGTCTAGCCAAGTCGGCGGCGCAGTCGTTCGTTCTTCTTCAGGTCACCGGGCTTACGAACCGGATCGAGACGCTTGAGAAGTCGAACACTGCGCTGACCGAAAAATTCACGAAGCTCGAAACCGTTCTGAACGAGATCCTGACGACGGCTAAGAATACCGGCGTCGCGAACATGGAAGAAATCCGTCGCGCAATGACCCAGTACGCCGAAGAGATCCGATCGTTTATGAAAACCGGTGAGCCTTGGACCAAGGACACCCAGAAGGTTTCGGAACCAAAAAAGAATTAAAGTTCGGATGCTCGGGCTTATGATCCGCGCGCCCGTCGTTGCCCCTGACCTGTGCCTAGCTGGTCGGGGGTTTTTTCTTTCCCTCAAGTGCGTCTCGGATCTGGTTTGCGTTTTCAATGGCGGCATCTCGGACCACCGAATCTCTGGCGTGGATATATCTCGCGGTTGAATTCAGATGCTTGTGTCTAAGCATTGAGGCGATCAGTCTTTGGGACGCCCCGGACTCGTGCGCGTTGGACGCGAAGATGTGGCGAAGGTCGTGAATTCTTAGCTTCGGTAGACCGGCGGAAACCCGAATTTTTTGCCAATGTAAGTAGATCCCAGCGAATGGTCTCTTTGAAAATCGCCCCGGGAATATAAACGGACTCCCATTCGATCCAGATTGCGCCGCAAGAATCTCCTCAAGCACCCAGTCAGGAAGGTTCACCCATTCACCGTCGAGGCCACCGCTCTTTGTTTCGGGTAGGAAAAGCATTTTCCTGTGATGATCGACATGCTGAAATTGAGCGCGCAGGATCTCAGTCTTTCGACAGCCGGTGGCCAGGTAAAGTTTGAGCGCCAGTTTGACACGCTCATTCGGATACTCGGCGATCGCCGTTCCCAGCCGTTCGAACTCCTCTGGACTCGCCGTGGCCGTCCGGCGGCGCTGCGGATAGTAAGCCACGTCTTCGGTCGGGTTTGAATTCCGCTGGCGCCACCCCCAGACCTCACAGAGCGCGAATGCCTTGATGAGCATTCGGATAATGCAGTTCGCTTGGATGGGGGTCTTAATCATTCCCGCGTGCAGCTTCAAGACATCCCCATAGGTCACCTGATTAACGCGGAGCTTCCAAAATGGGGTTTCCTCGATTCGCTTCCAGAGGCGCCGGTACTCAAGCGCCGTCGATCGCTTCGTATAGGCTGCGACGTGTTCGCTCATGTGCCGGTCGCGAAGCTCGGCCATTCCGGGCCCGGACCTGAGTGCGAACTTTTCCCCTGCCGGATCTTCGCCGTGGGCAACCCGGTAGAGCGTGTCCTTTGCCCATTGGCGCGCTTGATCGAGCGTCGAGACGTTCGTCGGGGAGAAGGTCAGGAACCGCTGTACGCCCCCATGTGTGCGGTAGGTGACGATATACGCCTTACGTCCTCCCGAGCTAACCCGAACCCCGAAGCCGGTCGGGTTGTCGTCCCAAAGGTAGACCGATCGCTTATCGGGTGGACAGGTGGATTCCTTGATCTCGCGGACGGTGAGGGTGGGCATATGTGAACTCCTACCATAACCGACTCAAAGCGTCACAGACAAAAGCGGATCGCTTTTCTGAGCCTTACGGTCACTTTAATTTAATATCGAATGATTTCAAATAGTTATGACGCATTTCGTTGGCGCGTAAAAATAACGCCTAACCAAAAACATAACGAGTGTCCGCGCTTATACGCGTGATGGGTGTGAACCAGAAGTGAACCACGCGGCGCAACGTGCATAAATTATATCGAAAAATGATATAATAACGCAACCGGTAAAAGACCATATTATGGTCCTTGTTTTTTGAACAGACCGGCGGTACCAAGGGATCTGTTTCGTCGAGCCGGGTCAGCATCGAGCAATCGAATAGCGCCGCGTGAATGAAGAGGCCAAACTCGATAGGCCCTTCCTCAAGTAGCCACGAGTCAAGTGAGTCTCGCGCCCCGCAGACCCAAGCAGGCTATAAAATCGAGGGCATAACCCCCGGATCGAAAGACTCGGGGGTTTTTAAATTTCAAGGATCAGACCTTGGTCAGTACGTTGGCGCAGTTAGCGAGCAATCGCGGAACACGTTCGTTCGGAACGCTTCAAGGCGATGCCAAAAGCCTGGGCGTAAAAACAGGCATTTAACCCTGGATCGAAAGGTCCGGGGTTTTTTATTACCGCTCCGGCAGGTGGCCTTCGGCGAAAGACCCGCGCGCCTCGCAGATGATCCGTACGATCTCGCGTGGGTCAACCAGGACGCATTTCGCGGTGATCTGTTCGATCCGCCGCTTCGGAATGTCGTAATGCGGGAAGCGCCCCTGGTGAAACCACCATGCGCCGATGCCGAGCTCCCGCGCCATCCGGTGAAGGTTCTCGATCGAATACGGTTCGCAGATCAGGTGCCGCATGTCGTCACAGACGAAGCGGAGCGGGCCGTCCGGGGTCACACGGACTCGCGCGGCCGAATGCCGCCGCTGACCGGAGAAAGCTCTCGCTCGCCGCGCCCGACACAGTCGATCAGCATTTCGCGCTCGATCGTTTCCTTGTTCGTCGGCGAAGGCTTCGCGTCGATGATCGCGATCCGCCGTTTCATCACGTCGATCGAATGCTGGATGGCGTCGCGGCGTTCGCGGTCACGGTCGGTCATACGGTCGCCGTTCTCCCGGCCATCTCCGCAACGCCTGGTTTTGGAACCGACGCTTCAACGGTGTCGGCGAATTCCTGTTCGCTGACGAGCTTCCGGTAGCAGGTGAAGATCGAAGCGCCGACGCTCTTCAGGTACGCGTCCCGACCGGCGTCGTCTGCGAATCGCGGCGTCTCTTTATCGACGCGGAACTGCGAAGAGTATTTTGCCCAGAAAACCCATCTCGTTTTTTTATCGCTCATGTGTGCTCCTCGTTTAGTTCGCGCAATTCAGTGAGCGCCTTGTAATACTCGATCACCGTCTGCCGCTGTTCCGGTGTCAGGTTCTTTTCGTCGTCGGCTCCGTCCTTGATTGCGATCACTTTCGTTTTCAGGTCAAGGTACCGGGTGACGGCGCGTTTCAGCGCCTTGTGTTTCGTGCAGCAGCCGGTAATTTTCTTAGGCATGTTCCCAATTCTCTTCGGTGTTTTCAATTCGTCCGGTGCCCGTACAGAGCGCGCATTCACAGGTGTCGTAAGTTCCGTCCTCGCGGCGAACTATTATTTCGCCTTGGCCTTTGCAGATCGTGCATTCGATGTAGATCACAAAGTCTCCGGCGCAATCTCACCGAGAACCGGACACTCGGTCAGGTACGTCGTGCTGAAAATGCTCTTAAGGCTTCTCCCTTTTTTCGCCATCGTCTTTCGCCACGCCGGAACGGCGAGCGCGCAAAGACCGACCTTCTCCATCTCGATTCCCATCAGCCAAAATTTCAACGTGTCCGAGTCACCGGATGTCGGCCCGTAGCTCCAACCGTGCAGGAGAATGCAAAACGAGAAGACGATCTGTGAGACGAGTCCAACCCGGAACCCGGCGCGCGCGCGGAGGTACGGCATCAGGAACGCAAACCTGAAAAAGTATTCCTGTTCCGCGTTCGGATCGCTGTAGAGGCCGTCCTGTTCCTCAAGCCTGACGATGATCGACTTCGCGGCGACCGGGCTCAGGTGAGCCGCACCGATCAGTTCGTCATGGCTTAAGCCGCCACCATCCGGCCAACGGCGAAGAATTCCCTCTGGGGTCATACACGCCTGAACGTGTTTCAGAAGCGCTTCCCACCATGAAGGCGGAACGAGACCGTCAACGATCTTCACCAGCGCGAAGACGTAAGCCGTATAGATCCACGGGTTGTTATTGATCGGAATGGTGGGGAGGCCGTAGCGGGCGTCCCAGACGTTCGACGCTTGGACCTTATCTGCGGCTGTCATATTTGCCCGGTTCCAGACCAGTAAGAGCCGTCTTTACATGAACACGAAATTCCGTGCGACCGTACATCACCGCGCGTCTTACAGGTCTCGATGCAATGCTTTTCGCCGTATGAGCAACCCGATAAAACAAAAAGCATCAGAACCAATGCGCCCCTCATTTCCTACCTGCATTCTTGTCGTGTTCGAGTTGAAGCTTCAGAAGCGATCCGATTTGCTTCGCGCAGTTACATGCCGCGTTTACAAGCTGCGGATCAATCCGGTCGGTCCCCTTTTTCCGAATCACGTTTCCGACGTCGCTCATCAGCTCGTGTAACTGCTTCACCGAGTCGCCGATTAAGCTCTTCGATCTGAATGTCTCCCCGGCGAAATTCGGCAATGCTTTTTCTAATTCCGTATGCGGGCGCCTTAGCTCGGGCGCGTTCTCGGTCATAGTCTCGGTATCGTTTTCCACTGGCTCCCTCTCGTTTGCGTTTATATTTTTCAATGTTTGCGGCGCGTGATTTTTCTGGGTCTCTGAGGTACCGCTCGCGCGCTTGTCGTTTCTTCGATTCCCGGCGAGCAGGATCAGATTGGTACCTTGCGGCGTCGGCCTTTCGCCGTTCAATAACGGTTCCGAGTCTTCGCCATCCTCCTCCGAAGAGGATTCGTCCGTCGCTGGTTCGTACCGAGTAGGCTTTCGGGATGGGGAACTTCCGGCGGGGACACAAAGATCGGAGCAATAACTCGATCCGGGCCTTGCGTTTCGGTGACAGAGCTGGTCGGCGCATTTCACTTTTTTGAGTCCTTGCGCGCAGCTTCGCGCATCTTCCAGATTTTCGCATTCAGTTTTTCTGCTGTTCGCATGGTGTTTTTCGCGGTCTTCGGGTCTTGGTATTGATACAGTGAAAGTCCGTTCTGGATCATCTCAAGTTCGTCGAGCGTAAAAAGGAACTCTCGCGCACCGCAGTCACCACAGGTCGCGATCCGATTTTTTACGCAGTAGCATTTTTTCACACCAGCCGCCACGCCACCTTGAGCGAGACGCGAAGCACGTCGGACACCGTGGTTCCCTTTGGCATGTCGCGCAAGCGACGGCGAAGCTCGGTTTCCATTTCCTCATCGATGCGGACCTGATGCGGGTAAGTTCGCTTCGCGCGCTTCTCAGCCGCGACCTTGAACTTGATTTCTGATTTCGTAGCCGTGAGTGCCTTCATTAGTAAAACCTCGTGTAGATCACAAAACACAGTACAATTATCGTTACAACGACGAACCAGATTTCAGCGCACATTTTTTCAGTCTGAACGTGCGCGCGCCGCCGCGTCAAGAGCGACTTGCGCGATTGGTCCCGCGACTTTTAAAAACTCATCGCACCGCTTCTTGATTTCATCCGGTAGACCGGCGCTCCCCATGATGATCCAGCTCACCGCCGAACAGGGGAACTCCGGGATCGAGATCTTCGCGTCCTGGAGAACCATGATGGTGGTCATCACCTGGAAGAGCGCTTGAAAGCATTCTTCGCGGCGCATCTCGTAAAACTTCTTATCCTTCGCCTCGCTTATTTCGTCGTCGCACGGGCTACAGATTCCTTTTTCGTATTTCCCTTGAAAATACTCACCGCAGTTATCGCACTCGACGGTAAACGTCTTTTTGGTTTCGCTCATGGTGTCCTCGCAATCCAGCCCTTTTTCAGCTCGACAATTTGTTCGCATTCTGGATCGTTCTCAAACGGAACGAGAAGCGCGTATCTCCCCTCGCCGCTTGGCGGGTGGAGATATTCTACGCGGCCAGAAATCCAATGGCGACCGATCTTGACCTCAACCGGCGAACCGCTGGTGAGTTCCTCAAACGGTTCTTCGTCGCATTCAATCGCCCATCGCTTCGTGCTGGTCTTCGTGAGTTTGCCTTTCATTCGTCTATCCCCGCCTTCACCGCAAGCTCGAGAAGCTGTTTCCAGGTGAGCGTGAATTGCTTCCCGGTTTTTACGCTCTGGAGAATTGGCTCGCGGCTTCCAACGTGAAGAGACATCTCATAAGCCGGACCTTCGTCGGTGTCGGCGGTCCCGACGTTCTCGCGAAGGAAAAGCGATCCCTTCGAGTGAATAAAACCGATTCCTTGCTTACCCATCGTCATTTTTGGCTTGTCTTGTGGTGTGGTTTTCATTCTTTATTTCCCCCGTTCAGGTAATGAACCCGGTCGGCTGCGTCGTCTCGGTTTGAGTAATCGCTATCTGGATTCCAATTTCCGTTTGGATCGTAGAACCCGACAGTCCAGAGGTTTGGTTCGCTGCAAATATAGACGTAGCTCATGCGCATTCCGCTTTCGCGATGGCAGCGCGGATATGGTTCATCGCCATATTCCGTTCGATTTTGTACTTGGCCTCAAGCGCAGCAATCGTTTTTTCGGCGGCCTTCAGCGCTTCGAGCAGGTCCGCCTTCTGCTTCTGAAGGTCGAGCACCATCAGGGATAGGTCTTGAGTTGACTGCATGAATTCGTTTCTTTGTTTTTGGAGATCGTTTTGATTGCTCATTTTCCGTCCTTCCAGACTTGCATGAAAAATTTCGTAAGCTTCGGATCCGTTTCGGGCTGGCCGCACATCCAAACCCGGCTGATCGGCTTGTACCCGCATTTAAAATATCCCTTGGACTTCACCAGGAAGAATTCAGTCTGGTTCACGCCGATACCGGCGAGACAGTCCTGAATTTTTTCGGCCGCACCCTGGGACTTTGAGGCACCCGAATCCATCACCATCGCGAACTGCCCCTTGCGGACGCCGGCCACCGAAACGATCACGCCGTTTGACCGGTCTGCGTTCGTGGACTTAATCAGATTCGCGCATTCGGTGATACCAGCGTGGGCCGGAGTGATCGCGTATAGGACGACTAGAGCGGCGAGCATGGCTATGATTGCTTTCATTTCAGTCCCTTTCGATAAGCTGGTCAATGGTGGTCATCAGCGTGTCGCAGTACACGTCGTCAAGGGTTTTGATGTCCGAAACTTTCGCGCCGCGAACCTTGCGGAGAACGATCGTATAGGTGTCGTCACCCATCAGGCGAACGATTACGAACCCTTTGAACTTCGCGCCGTTCACCTTGAACTGAAGGCCACCGAGTTGAACCTTGCCCGGCGCGAGAAGCTTTTCAGGAAGCGCGGCGAGCTGCTGGGAACCCCAGGCCATCATTGCGGATCGGTCGGACGCTAGAATCTGGTCGCGGATCGTGTTTGCGATTTCTAGTGGGTTCATTTCGACTCCTTCTTCTTTTTCGCGTGGAATTTTTGCATCGCCTTGAACCATGGGAGCGCCGGACATTTCGTTTTCCAGAATTCTGAGAATCCCGTGCCGTCGAGAATTGGGGCTGGTTTCTTTTTCTCTTGGTCCTTTTTTTCTTGGATCTCGGCCATCGCTTTTAAGGTGTTCGTGAAGTTCACGCGATCTCCTTTTTCTTGTAATAACTGGCGAAGGTCATATCGAGCGCGAGGCTGTCGATGATCTTTACGCTGAAAATATATTGGCCGTCGTGAGTGTAGAAATCGAACCCGTCATATTTTTCGGGCTGTTCTTTGACCAGTGCGCGGGCTTCAAGTTCGTTATGTACCGTCGTTTTCATTCTTCGTCCTTTGCGCCGAGCCCGCGAACCTGGCTGGTAAGCATACCGACAGCTCGGGATGCGATTCGAGTGGCGTCTTGCTTAGTCCATGCGTCAGCTTCTTCGAGATCAGCGATGGCAGACTTTAGGTGAGCGAGTGCGCTGTTTAAAAGCGCTTGGCGCTTGCGGGCCTTAAGTTCGGTTTCGTTGTGCGTCTTGTTCGTTCTCATATACCTATAATACAAAATGTACTGCGTTTTGTATACAGAAATCGGACAACGTATCGCGCCGGAATCACTAAGGAAAAAAAGCTGGCGCCGTGCGGGGATTGAACCCGCGACCCTCCCCGTTTAGGGGCGCTCTACCGCTGAGCTAACGGCGCGCAGCTACGCGATGGGGACGGTTATACCCGTCGCGATTCATTCGACCTTCCTGGCCCGCGCTTCCGCCGCCCGTATTTTCTTTGAAAGTTCTCTGGAGTCGCACCGGACGTTAAAGTCCCTCTCCTCTTGCTTCTTATCCTCGATAGCTTGCTCCCTATTCCATTGAGCCGTGTCGCGCTTCTCGAACTCCTCAAGGACTGTCATCCGGATAAGTCCGATGTAAGCTTCATCCGGCTTCGGAGTCGCGCACGCTGAAAACATGACTGCTAGGAAAATTAAGTATTTCATTCGCCCCCCAGGATTGCGCGGCACTTGTCGCGACTATGCTCGTTGATTCTGACGATTTGCTCTCTGTCCACAGCCTGGTTTTTAATGGTCCATTCGATTACAGCCATCGCCTCCTCCAAAGCCTTCCCAAGTTTCGCGAAGCAAGCGGCGTGACCGGCTTTGAAGGCGCCGAGTAGATCGCACTCTTTTCCTGTCTCACACTCTGGCATTGGGTTAACGAATGCGTACGCCTCCGCTTCGCAGTCTTCGAGTGATTTGAGTAGGGCTTGGGTTGGGGGGTTGGTCATTTCTTTCTCCTTACAATCGGCATTAGCGTTGCATGACCTGGCATCTGCTGATTAAGAACGCCTGCGCACCAATCGCAAACCGACATACTCCCTTTCGGCTTTTTAATTTCCGTCGCGATATAGGTCGGAGTAGCGTCGCATCGAACAAATCCTGGGCGACCACCGAGAGTGAACGCGTTCGCCCCATTCGGCTTCTCGGCTTGGCATCGCTTTCTATCCGGAGGTATCAACTTTACCTTTTTCATAGATTCTCTCCCCCCGTGGCGGGGGTTGGGGTACTCATCAGTTACATCCTCCATCGTTGGCTGGGTAATCTTCCTCACCACCATCCGGGCCTTCGAGAAGGACTGGCTCGTTCTTCAAAGCGAAGCGGACAGAGCCGCCACGGACGTAAAGAAATACCGTGCGAAACTGCATCGACGAAACCCAGCCGGGATGCTGGACCTTTCCTCGAATATAAATGTACCGCCCCGCGTGGATCTCTTGGATGAGCGAATCAACTGAAGTGATGATCTCACCGGGGCGGTACATTCTTTTGCGGGCCATTTTACCTCGTCGGGTTCGAGCGCATCGGCGCTTTCATTGACGGGCCGCCATTATTCGTGCGCGGTGGAACCTTCACAGCGGCGCGCTTCAGCACTTCAAGCTGCGGTTCGTCGATCCAAAATGCGTCGGGGTGTTTTCCGTCTTTGTCGATCTTCGGTTGGACACCGATCCGCGCGCACCCGTTTAGGTGAACGGTTCGGCTGGTCGCAATTCCTTTGAAGCCCGTGACCTTACATTTTACTTCGCTTCCGAGTTCAATTTCCATCAGTTCACCTTCTTTTTTAGATACGATTTTTCCAGGTCAGACAGCGCGTTTAAAACTTCTTGAATGGCGCTCACACCGATGCGCGACGGCGTGGAGTGCTGAATTAGGAGTAGAAGCGCGCGCTCGTTCATCTGACCCGACCGAAGCTTTCGCATTCCATCGGCGATTTCTTTGATCGACTGCGCGATAATCTCTGTCGGAATTACTGCCTTATTCGGCGCTTGCACTACTGACGTTCTCATCTTGACCCTTGACCTTTCCATTTTCGATCACGAAGCCCACCTTGCCGGACGAATCCACGCGCTCAACCCAGCATTGAAAGTCGGCGGCGGTCGCCATTTCTCCGAGGATCTTCATCGAGTCCTCATCGAGAAGCGAGCCGTCACGGACCCGGATAACCCGGAGCTTCGGGTTCAGCGCCATCGCGATCGAGATAGACGCGCGAAGCTGTTCGGCGTCGGACGCTTGCTCGAACGGGACACCGGCGAGCGTGACGAACCCGTCACCGAAGCCGATCCCGGGAGCTGGCATCGCAGCGGCAGCGATTGCAGCTTGCTTGTCGGCTGTCCGTTTTTCCATGGTGGCGGTGAGCGCTTCGGCCGTCACCTGGAGTGCGGTGTGTTCGGCCACGAGTTTGATTTTCTGCGAGCGCGAACGGACCTCGTCGTTCACCTTATTCGCTTCCGCAATCTCGGCCTCGAGCGCAGCCGCATCGACAGGTGAAGGAAGCGGTTCGGCTGATGCGAGCTTCGCTTCCATATCGACAGCGGCCTTCTCGAAAGCAGCCTGAATTTTCGCCGCGTTCTCCCTGGCGGCTGTGATCTTTGACTTACGTTCTTCGATCTCGGCTTCGAGAAGATCCACGAGTTCTTCAAGATTATCCTCCGTCTTAAGAGCATCGGTCCGGCTCTTTTTCACGGCGAGTTCCGCGTCGATCCGGCGCTGACGACGTGTCTCGATATCGGCGTTGAAGCGACCAGCATCGCCAAGCTTCGCGACGAGCGCGGTCACGTCGATCCCTTCAACCGAACCCTCAATGTCGAGCGTAATCGCGTCGGCGTTGGTCTTCGCTGCCTTCGCGGACCGGTTCAGATCGGCGCGCGCTTCGAAATCCGCCTTGTTCGCTCGGTCAATGGCTCCAAAGTCGATCCCTGGTACGAGTGCGGTAAGCGTCTGAAACTGGTCCTTCGCGGGCATCCGAGCGAACGCGAGCGGGTCAAAGGTCAATGATCCGACGAGCTTGTCGAGCATGGCTTGTGGGGACTGGTACCGCGCGCCCTCGGCGTTCTCGACGTGAATCGCCGTGGTGAAGTCTCCGTCTTCCTGCGCCGTGAACGTGCGCGTCACCACGATTTCACCCAGATCCAACCGGATTTTTGCCTTGGTTTCACCCTTGCGGATCGGCTGGTCTTGGATCTCGGCTGAACCGGCGAGCGCCCACCAGATGGAATCGAGAATGCTCGTCTTTCCTTGTCCGTTTTTCCCGGTGATTTCGACGATATTTCCGTCGGGCTTGATTTCGACGGCGACGAGCTTTTTTATATTCTCAGACTGTAGGCTTACGATTTTCATTTTTATTCTCCGGCGCGTTTAAAAAAATATTTATTTCGCTAATGATCGGACCATAACCTTCGTCACCATCGGTGTCGTCGGCCTGTTCATGCAAAATCTCCTCAGCTTGCGAAAGCATTCTACCAGCCTTCGCGAGGAGTTTTTTCGCGTCTTTTTTTCCTTCTTCATATCCCTGCTCGTATCCCGAACAGAGATCTTTGCAGGGGTGATGAAGCGGCGGACGATAGGGAAGCGGTGTCATGGCTTTGCCCAAGCCGCGAGCGCGAAAAATGCGGCCGCTTTCGGATAGTCATCAAGCCAAAGGTAAACCATCCCCACAACCCCGATCAGAGTGCCGCAAATATTTGAAATGTTTTTGGTGATTTCGAAGAACGACATTAGTTCGCAACCTCCAGAGAATCAGGAAACGCGACGAGGTAAGCGTAAGGCTTCAAGTCCCCTTCGCCTTCAACCTTCCGCATTCGGTGGAAGAACCCGTCACCATCACGCGAAAGGCCAGGGCCGCTCGACGTATTTCCCTCGCAGGTAAACATCATCAGGTTGTGGTAGAAGCCGAGAATTTCGCCGACATGCCCGTCCGGTCCGGTACCGTGAAGCCAAACCACCGCAAGCGCACCGGGCACGATCAGCGGCGGGTGCCACCGACATTCGGGAGAATAGTCGGCGACGGTCTTACAGTGTCCGGCTGCGTAGACGGGCGATTGCTTACCCGTCCAAAATTCGGCGAACGCTACGGCGCATTGCCAAGCGTACATGCACCACGAATCACCGAGTGAACCGCCGGTCACCGACTGAATCCAGCCGACAACCTTACCGCGATTATTTCCACCCTCTTCGAGAACACCTTCAAGCGAACGCATTGCCCATTGAGCGACGGTGTTCGGATTTGCGGCCTTCAAGACGGTGTCGGAGACAGGGATTCGCGCACGCATGAGCGCGGAGAGTTCAGCGTTTAGTTTTCTGGTCATATTTGCCTTTCAAAATGGAATGTCGTCTTCGGTGAAGGTGTGCTCAGCCGGAATCCCGTTCACGCCACCCATCGGGTCTTTCGCGAGCGGTCCTGCGGGCGGCGTGCGTGAGGTCTGGGCGGGCTCCCACCCTGCGGGCGACCCTCCGGCATCGGGAGCGCCGAAACCGGCTGCTGCGGGCTGCTCAGCGCCCTTGGCGCGTGGTCCAAGCTGAAACTGATCCCCGATGATCTCGGTCGTATAACGGTCAACGCCGTTTTTGTCGGTCCATTTCCGCGTGGCGAGCTTACCTTCGACGTAGAGAACCGCGCCCTTCGTGGAATACTGGTTGATGACCTCAGCCGCTTTTCCGAAAAACGTGCAGCGGCACCATTCAGTTCGCTCTTGTTTCGCGCCAGCCTTGTCCTTCCAGGTCTCAGTCGTGGCGAGCGAGAAGTTCACGACACCGCGCCCGTCAGGGAGGTACCTCATTTCGGGGTTCTGGCCGAGTCGGCCGCAGAGGATAACTTTATTGACGTTGATAACTCACCCGCTTTGTTATGTGGGTCCAGATTCGACCCGTTTTAATTTTCGAAACTAACGACGGGTCTACTTCAAACCTTGCCGCAATTTCGATCTGAGAAATTTTTCCGATCATATAATTTAACCGAAGAACGTCTTCGTCACTCAATTTTGCACCTGGTCCGTCTTCTCCAATTCTCGAGCACCTGTTTCCGCGACCGCGACGCTCTCTGTCTTGGGAATTTTCTTTTGCAGTTCCGGCGTACAGATGGTCGGGTTTTACGCAGTTGCGAACATCACAGTGATGGCAAACCATTAAACCCTTCTGAATTTCTCCATTAAAAAGCTGGTAAGACACGCGATGAGCGCGCTCATATTTGTCACCAATTTTTACAATCCCATAGCCGTACTCAGTTACAACACCGCGCCAAAGCCAGCATTTTTCAGTCTTTTCTACGCGAGACAAGAACGCGTCTTTCTCGATCATTTGCGCTTCTTTTTTGAACGCGGAGACACTCGCCTAAGAGATGCCTCCGCGTCCTTTGATCCGCGCAGCGACCGGGTGGACTTTCGTCCTGGGGAAACCCCCGGTCGGCGAGCAGATTCTTTCCGGGCTCTCGCCTCGTATTTTTCGACGTCTTCAAGGTGGTAGAAAACCGCGCCACCGATCTTGATCGCTTTCGGTCCGGTGCGTTTCCAGCGCCAATTCGCGAGCGTCTTTTCGGTGACCGCGCCACCATAGCGCCGCGAAAGCGCGGCTGGGCTTAAGAGGGTGCTCATAGAGGCGCCCCTTCATCGATCGTCGGCGCTGACGCCTTCGGTGGTTCAGCCGCATTTAAAACGGCGGCGGTGCTCGTACCCTTCTTCGTGGTCGGTGGGCGCGCGGGTCCGTCGATGTCGTCCATTTCGTCTTGGGTCATCAACCCGAGCGCGATCTCGGGGGCGTACCGGCGAACCAGAAACGTCGCCGAGCGGTAGCCGAGCATGGTGTTCGGCATCGTTTGGTATTTCTTGTTATTCGTCCAACCTTCCTCCTTTGCCATCCTCATCGAGCACTCCATCGACACGGGTTGACCCGTAGCCGCGAGCGTGATGGTGGCGCGAACCGTAAGCCCGTTCGCCGGGTGCTCGAAGTCCTCGAACGTCATGCGCGACGAAAACAGTTTGCTCCGGTTCGCGCGCGCGATCAGATACTGCGCTTTGAAGGACGGATTCCCCTTCACCACGTTTAGATTTTGGATAATCTCGAACGGATCTTCACCCGAACGGTGCGCCACCTGAAGCGCGATGAAACAATTTTGCGGCTTACCCTTATAGAGTTCCGGCACGAGGTCGGACTGGGAAAACTTCGACGCAAGCTCGGAGAGCTGCTGAAATACGGGGGAATCCTTACTCCAGGTCGCGAAGCCGGTTGAAACTTCAGTGCCGGGTGCGCTTAGGGTGGCGGGTAGATTTTCGGTGGTCATTTCAGGTCTCCATTTTTCTGCTTCCAGAGCTGGCGCGAAGTCGGACCGATGTCCGTCACTTCTTCCGGGTATCCGGGCCAGTCGTTCGATTTAGTACATTTTACTAAGAGGTCAAAAAGGGCGTTATTCTCGACTCTTCCGATCGAAAGCATTTCGGGACGAGCGGAGTGAATCCAGCAGCCATGCGGGGCTTCCGGCTCAATGCACGCAAAAACGTAAGGGAGCGTCTCACCAGTACAGGCAAAGATCCCATCCTGGTACCAGGCCGCGCGGCGGTGATAGGAAAAGCTGTCGATCGTTTTTTCGAAAGCTTCAGGCCGCGCGTCGTGGGTCACCTTCGTGTCTATGATCGCAAAGCCCGGCACGAAAATATCGACCCGCAGCTTGCACAGTTCACCGTCGCGCATCCAGAAAAAGGTCTCCTCGAAGGAAACGTCGTCGCGCGAGAAAACTTTTTCAGCCAGCCATTTCTGGTTATTAAAAATGACGGACATCGCGTCGAGCGCGGCAAACTCATCGGGCTTCAGAAGCGTTTTCGGAAGCGCGCGCGCCTCGGCGTCTTTCCATTGGTTCGTATTTCTTCGAGCGTCGGGGCCTTCGCGGTAAAGAGATTTAAAAACCTCCTCGCTTTCGATCTTCGCGTGAAACGCGCTTCCGAACTTCATCGCGTCGGAAGGTTCTTTGATGATGCGACCAGGCTTCAAGCGCTCATCCCAGTAGTGAAGCGGAGAGCGCGCGATCGCTTCAAGCGCGCTCGCATTGATTCCGGCGTGGGCGTGATATTGCGCGTTCGTTAGCTCGGTGCGCGGTACGCGTTTTGGAAATTCGTCGTTCATGAATTGAGTGACTACCGAACGGCGGGAGGGTTCACAAGGGAAAAAAAACCATAACGCGGGACCGCGCGGGAAATATAAGGAAGGACGGGGCTTTTTTTTTTGCGGCGGCGCGTGTACTCCCGATGACCAACGATGGAACTTCGAGATTACCAAGCTTCAAACACCGACGAGATCCGCGCGCATTTTATTGCGGGCTTGCGCTCGATCCTTTACCAGCTTTCGACCGGTGGCGGAAAAACCGCTGTCGCCGCATTCATGGTTCTCGAAGCCATGAAGCGCGGAAAACGCGTTTACTTCGTCGCTCATCGCGACTTTCTCCTGACGCAGACTTCTGCGGCGCTCGACCTTATCGGGGTCAATCACGGCATCATTTCGCCGCGCTATAACCAGGCGCTTTCGCTGCTCGTCCAGGTGTGTTCGCTCCAGACCCTGGCGAAAAGGTACGGCGCGCTAATACCACCTGATTTAATTATCATCGACGAGGCGCACCGCTCCCCCTCTAAAACTTACCGCACCATCCTAGACGCATGGCCGAAAGCGCGCGTGGTCGGGCTTTCGGCAACCCCGAAGCGTCTCGACGGTAAGCCGCTCGGCGATATTTTTCAGGCGATCGTAAAAGGTCCACCGATGCGCGAACTCATTCAGCGCGGTTTCCTTTCTGATTACGACGTTTATATCCCACCGATCCCAGGGCTTGATTTGAAGGGTTTGAAGACGAAATTCGGCGATTACATTCTCAGCGAAGCGGCTGAGCGCGTGAATAAACCGACCATCACCGGCTGCGCGATCGAGCATTACCGGAAATATCTCAACGGTAAGCGCGCGATCGTCTTCGCTGCCGGCGTCGATCACTCGAAAGAAGTCGCCGCCGCTTTCAACGCCGAGGGAATTCCCGCGAAGCATATCGACGGAACGACGCCACAAAATGAGCGCATCGCGGCGCTTCGAGACTTCAAGGATGGGAAAATTCTCGTCCTCTGCAACGCGGAACTGATGGTTGAAGGTTTTGACTGCCCTGCGGCGGAAGGTGTGATCCTTCTGCGCCCGACAAAATCACTCGTCATATTCCTTCAGGCATGTGGCCGCGCGCTAAGACCAGCGCCGGGAAAAAAGAAAGCGATCATCCTCGATCACGTCGGCGCCACGCTCGAACACGGACTTCCCGATGAAGAACGCGAATGGTCACTCGACGGCGAGAACAGATCGAAGCGGAAAAAAGATCCGTCTGCTGCGGCGCGGACCCGTCAGTGTCCCGATTGCTACATGGTTCACGAACTCTTCTTTGAAAAATGTCCGGGGTGTGGACACTTGTATGAAGTGAAGGGGCGACGGATCGCTGAAGCGGACGGCGAGCTCCACAAAGTTACGAAGGATGAAATCGAACGGCTGCGAAAGTCGAAGCGATCAGAGGTAGGGATGGCGAAGTCTCGCGCTGACCTGGAAAAGATCGCAGCCGAACGAAATTATAAACCGGGGTGGGTGAAGAGAATGATGAAACTCAAACACATCCCGGAGAGAACAGTCGCAAGCTGGCTAATGGATAGCTGTCATTGCGCGGTCACCAAAATGCCTCCGTGTTCTTTTTGCACACGCGAGGCAGATGGCGACGCTTAAGGATTAGGGGATACGCTGTAAAATGGGAAAATTAGAACGGGTTGTAAAACCCGAGGTGATGCTGGCTGTCTCAAAAATTCCTGGATGCAGAATTTTTAATTGCCCGACTGGGCAAGGCTGGGTTGGAAAAGTCGTTTCGAGAATCGACGGGTTTCTAACGCTAAAATTTCCGACCAAGGTTTCGTTCGGGCTTACGATCGGTGGAAGTGACCTGATCGGTTGGACGTCTTTCGTAGTCCCTCCCGAGTGGGTTGGAAAGAAGGTCGCGGTTCTAACGGCGCTCGAGACGAAGCGCGCGGACGGCGGATCGGTCTCGGCTGAGCAAGCCAATTTTCTAATGCGCGTCGAGGAGGCGGGTGGAATCGCCTGTGCCCCGCGCTCGGCTGAAGAAGCGGTGGCTGCAATTGAAGCTTTCGAAGGACGTGAAGCGTGACCGTAGCCGATACCGAGAGGGCGTTTTACGATTTTCTTTGCGCGCGTGGGCTGGCTCCGACCGATCCGAGTGTCATCATTGGCGACGGAAAACGTCGGCGCTATCAGCCGGAGGGGGACACTCGAAAAAATGCCTGGTATGTCCTGTACGCTGACGATCGCCCGAATGGCGTCGCTGGCTCTTGGCGTTTCCCAGGAAAGCACGCGTGGAATTTTAAGGGCGCGCGCGCTGCCGCCACCCCAGAAGACCGTAAGAAGTGGAAGGAGAAGCGCGAGGCCGAGGCCAAAAAACAGGCCGCGATCCACGAGCGCTCCGCGAAACGCGCTGACTATATATGGTCGAAGTCGCAACCGGCTGACCGAACCGCGCTCTACGCTGAGCGGAAACGCATCACCCCTTTCATGGCGAGACGGGGCGATCAGGCGCTTATTATCCCGGTCAGGTCCACCGAGGGGCGGCTTACATCGCTCCAGTTTATCGCTGGTGATGGGAGTAAAATCTTCCTGCCCGGCGGGCGCGTCGAGGGATGTTATGCGTCCGTTTACTCCGGCGTTCCCGCAGCTGACAGCCCACTCCTGATCTGCGAAGGCTACGCTACGGCGTGCACTCTTCACGAAATCACGGGTTTTCCCGTCGTCGTTGCGTTCAACGCAGGGAACCTCGTCCCCGTCGCTGCGGCGATACGTTCGAAATACCCTCATAGAAAGCTCTTAATTTGCTCAGATAACGATAGGGCCACGACTTCTCCCATGGAAAATCCGGGGCTTCATTTTGCCCGGAAAGCTGCAAGCGTAGCTGAGTGTCCAATATCCGTACCAGATTTTGCTGGGGCGGATTCCCACGGAACGGACTTCAATGACCTTGCGCTCGAGGAGGGGGCGCAAAGGGTGCGTGAAATCATCGAGAATTCACTCGATCCCGCGCCTTCCGAAATAATGGGTATCGACGAACCACCTCCGCACCCCGGCGATGAGCGGGACCAATCGCGGGGAATGCCTTACATCGACTGGCCGATCCGTAAGAAAAACGGAACGCCCGTTTGCAACATCGAGAACGTCGTCGCGATGCTCGACCAGCAGGAAATTACGGTTCGCTATAACGTGATCGCGAAAGAAATCGACATGCGGATTCCAGGTGAATCCTACCTCGTCGACACTCAGCGGAACGATAAGATGACCCGAATTGTTTCGATCGCGAACACAGCCGGGATGCCGGGCGAGAAAATCAAAGGCTTCGTTCGCTATGTGGCCGGCCAGAACCCTTTCAACCCCGTCACGAATTGGATCAATTCAAAACCCTGGGACGGGGTCTCTCGCGCGCAGTCCTTCTACGACACGGTTCGCGGAAAATACGATGCTGAACCCGCACGTCGCGCGTTCAAGGAAACCCTGATGCGTCGCTGGATGATTTCGGCGATCGCGGTCGCGTACCTCCCTGAGCCGACGTCGACCGCTGGCGTTCTCACTTTCACCGGTCTCCAGGGCGGTGGGAAAACTCACTGGTTCAAAAACCTGGCTCCGCGCGAACTGAACGTCACCAAAGACGGGATGATGCTTCGGATCGACAATAAAGATTCCGTCATGCAGGCAACCTCCTACTGGCTTGTCGAACTCGGCGAGCTCGACGCGACTTTCAAGAAGTCGGAAATCTCACAGCTCAAGGCATTCCTGACCAACGCGTCCGACGTGCTCCGGCCACCCTATGCCGAAGCCTCGAACACCTATCCCCGGCGGACGGTCTTCTTCGGATCCGTCAACGACCGCGACTTCCTCGCGGACCCGACCGGCAACCGGCGCTTCTGGACGATCGCGGTCGATTCCCTCGATCACAATCACTCGCTCGACATGCAGCAGGTCTGGGCCGAATTCCATTCGATGTGGAAAAACGGCGAATCGTACTTCCTGACCCCGATCGAACTCGAGACGCTTAACGCGGGTAATAAAGAATTTGAAGCGCTCAATCCGATCGAAGAACTCGTCCGGGCCCTTTATAAATGGGAAGACGTTTGGCCGAACACCTGGCGCAAGCTTACGGCCTCCCAGGTCGCGCTCGAGGTCGGGTACCGAAACCCGCGCCAGAACGATTCTCGCGCGGTAGCGAAGGCGATACGGGACGTGACCGGGAAGGACTCGGAGATCACCCGTGCCGGCCGCGTGTTCCTGATGCCGCCTCTACGCACCGCGTATCAAAACGAGATGGACCGGCAGCCGTCGCTCTAGGCGATAACGCGTCGTGTATGACTTTTAAGTTACAGATATCCGACGCTTTAAATGCGTCCGGTGTTGGTGCTGGATAACGCTGAATACCGCATCGGTCTTGTCAACGGTTGACCGAGACGCACCGCGTATCAGTCAACATGATTCCAGAATGATTTCTAGGGACTTGCGCGATCCGTTTACCGAGTTTACCGAGTTTCGAGTGAGCGAAGATTCACGCGGAAAACCCCCACGCATTCCCAGACCCCCTGCTATAACCCACTCCTTCCTTTTTACTTAAGTCTTTCAAGAATTATGGGTTTATCAGTAAACAGAGTGAGTAAGTTACGGGGATTATAGGGAAATGCTGTTGACTCATATGCACTGCGTCTCGGTAAACATCAGTCAACGTCGGTCAACACGTTTTAACGCGCAACACCATTCACCGGTATGCAACGGCGTTGTCTCCCGGCGGCGATTTTCCGCTTCCTTGACGCCGCGCCTCTCCCTCACGCTGAAAGTCACTTACCTTTTCACCTTGGAGGATCCGTCATGGAAAAAACGAAAATCGAAATTCAGGTCTCAAAACCCTTTTATGATCTTGGCCTTGAGATCAAATCGCTCGTGAGCGACATCGCTGACGCGACGAAGGACGGCGTTCAAATTCAGGACGTGGTCACCGTGCTCATGCCGCGGATCTCTCGCATCGGCGCCATCAAGGCCGAGATCGCGGCGATTCCCGAAGAGGTGAAAGCCCCGTGGGATTGCGCGAAGGCCATGCTCGTCGCGCTCGAGGGGATCGAAGTTCCGTTCCTCAAAGCGCCCGCGCCGGCCGAACCAACTCCGGCGGCACCAGCCGCACCGGCTGCTGATCCGGTATCGACGCCGCCAACGACTTAAATTTCTCAACCCCGAGACTAAACTCGGGCGATGGATTGCCCGATAAGAGGGCAACGGATGGCCCATAGCTCGGACGCGGCGAAGGTTTCCCCGGTCGTCGCCGCGTCCACCTCCTGAGGAAATTTTTTCATGGCCGCAGCTCTGCTCGCGCTCTTCACGCAGATTCCAATCCCGATCGCCGTTCTTTCGGCGATGGGAATGCTTCGGATCATTAACACGGCGCTTTTCGCGTTCTTGAATTTCTACGTCAAGACCACGCCTTCAACGTCTGACGATGAGGAGCTCCAGAAGTTCGAAGCGCACTGGGCCTATAAGCTTTTCGCCACGATCATCACGGTCGCGGCTTCCATTCCTGTACCCACGAAGGTATCGGCCGATTCGCTCGTCGCGACCGATAAACCCGCAACACCTACGAAGCTGGGGCCGGTGCCATGAGTTTTCTCGCGGTATTGGCCTCAGCCTTCGAAGCTCTTCCACTTCTTTTGAAGGTGTATCAATCTATCGTGGACGCTGTCGGAAAAGAGAAAGCGGTCGAGTTCGCGAACGATGTCGCTCGAGTCACGAAACTCGTTCAGGCAACGCGAGACCCCGGTCTCTCGTTCGACGAAAAGCGAAAACTTAGATTAGCCGCACTGAAAGAGGGAAATGATCTATGGGAGAGAAGTTTACAGTAGGTCAGTTCTTCGTGTGCCTCGTTCAATTTCTCATTCTCATCACGGCGGTCACCGTGATCGTTTCGTTCATGGGCTGTAACTCCGTGCCGACGCCAGAGATCCATGAGTGCCTGATTACGATCGGAACGGCCGAGTTCAGAGACTCGATTGACCCGTGCCTGAAAACCGATTCTCCTCGGACATGCATCCTCGATGCTTACCAGCATTTTCACGTCGCTGACTGCCGGTACCTTCCTGATGGAACCGAGTCTTCAATTGGAATTGGATCGTTCGATGGAACGTACCTCACGACGGCTGAAGACCGAGCAACGCTTTTAAACTGGTCGCAACGATGGTGCAGCGGAAAATGAAACTCCAAAAGATCGATAACTCTCACGATCCTGGGCACGACGAATACTTTTTTCACTGTCCCGGCTGCAACATGGGTCACACGTTCGTCACGAGCTGGGGAATTCGCGCGCTTCAAAACAGAGTCGGAAGAGGTCACTTTGGAACGCCTCCGACTTGGAAGTTCAACGGCGATATGGTGAAGCCGACTTTCCAGCCGAGCTTGCTCTACACTTTTTCTGACGGCGTCGAACCAGCGCAAAGGATCTGCCACCTCTTTATGACGGACGGAAAAATCTGCTACCTCGCTGATTCAACCCATCAGTATTCGGGAAAGAGCATCGAGATGGCGGGGATCTGATGGCGTTTTATTTAAAAGTAACGCACAACCTCTTCAAAATTCCGATGGTCTTAAACGAAGCCTCTGGACCTGCTGTTCGGAAGGCAGTCGCTCGTTCACTGAACGAGACACGCGCATGGATCTACTCAAAGGGTTCGGCCATTATCAGGACTCGAGTAAACCTTCCAATCAATGGCGGCTCAAAGGGTGGCGGCGGACTCACGCCTCCAGGGATCAAGTCGCTCATCGACATCAACCGCGTTCGGTACAGGGCTAGCCTCCCCCTGGCCGACTACTCGCTGAAGGTGAACTCAGCGGTCCGTTCCATCTCGATGATCCATTTCCTCTCACCATCCAAGAAGCGTCCCATCGAGCAGAAGGGGCGCGCCGTAAACAAGCGCTTACCCAAGACACTCACAGCTAAGATCGCATCAGGCAGACAGACAGTGCTCACTGGCGCGTTCGTACAGAGGTCCAACGGTGCGCTGCAGGTGTTCCGCAGGGACAAGAGCGGACAGCTTCGCAAGCAGGCGTATAGGTCGCTCTGGGATCTCATAGCCAAAGACCCAATCACCAAGCGCTTACTAAGCGGTGCGCAAGAGAAGTATAAGACCTCGGTCGAACATAACCTCTCGTTCTATCTAGGTAAGATCAAGCGCTGAGTAAACCTAAGAACATATAGGTTGACTTATATATTCGACATCATCTCCCAGGTATACGCAGGGGGGGTATGCGGTGGGTCCTTCCTAACCCCCCCTGCGGAGCGGTGAGCGTGCG